ATGAAAAAAAGTTTGCTGGGGTTGATTGTTTTTTTATCCTTACTGACCCTTACTTCTTGCAGAAATAAAGTGACCACAAAAGAGCTGATGGCAAACGAGTGGGCCGTAAACTCCAACGTTGATGAAGTAGTAATGATTGTATCATTCAGCGAAGATACCGCTACTTTCAAAATCAATACAGATGAACACACATCAACTGCAAAAAATGAGTTGGAAAAAGCAGGCGAAGAATTAGGTAAACAAATTGCAAATAAAATAGAATACAAAGTCAAATACCATCTAAAAAACAATCAAATTCGTTGGGAAAATGAAGGAAAAGAAGTAGCTTACAAGATAAAAAAAGAAAAGCAAGATCTACTTTTCACTCCTACTAAGACAAACAATTCTGATAACCAAACAAAACTAGTTTTGAAACCTTACACAAAGAAAAGTATTGATTCTTCTACTCAAAAAGATAAAACGGAAGAAACCAGCTCTAATTATCAAAACGTCTCATCTGAAACAAACCAATCTACCTCTTCATCTACTACTAAAGAACCGCTACCACAAGTTAGCTTAGCTGATTTTATAGGCGGTTGGGGTATTCCTCAAAGTGATAACTTATTTTTTATAAATGCTGACGGAACACTCACTAGCATAACTCAATCGAATGTTCCTCTTCAAAATGTAAGTTTTTCTGTGGATGAGAATGGTAATCAAATAATGACGTTTCTTTTGAATAATACGCCCCGAACAGTAACGAAAAATAATGATGGTACTTTAACTGTTAATGGACAAATATACACTTATCTAGGTAATATTACGTTGGAACAATTAATTGAAAGAAATAATCAAACTCAACAAGTTTTTGAACAATCTGAACAGCAACCACCACAAAACTCTGATTCTCGTGAACAAATACAAAATTCTAAATCAGACCAACCTATATACGATACGGTACGAAGTGGTGAAGGTGGGCGACAGTTAGCCGAAAGAAATGGTTTAACCTTAGAAGAATTATTAGCATTAAATCCAGGCATTGAAACTTCTGTTTTTTATCCTGGTCAGTCATTACGAATTAAATAGAAATTTAGGTATACTAATAGATAATAGTCTATAAAAAAAGAAAAGTCCATGTGGGGACCACGGACTCAAAAAAGTATTTCGAGATTTAGTTTACAAAAATATTATAACAGAAATGAGGAGTTTTCAAATGAAAAAAATGTATTTGTTAAGCATAACATTAATATCTCTTGGTATTTTAGCAGGTTGTTCTAATAATGATTCTACTAAAGTGCAAAAACTAGAAACAACTATTTCTAGTCTAAAAAAAGAAAATGATTCTTTAAAAACAGGAAATACTGATGAAAATAAAAAAAGCCAGGAATCCAAAGTAGATTCCAAACAAAAAAAGGAAGAAAAAAAATATGGTTTAAATGAAGACGTTGATCTATATTCAAATTCTAAAAAAGTTGGAAAAATTAAACTTACGAAAGTTTCTACTAATCAATCTGCATTTCCAGATTATATGATTAATCTAGAAGATTATGATACTAGCAAAATGATGGCAGTGACTTTTGATTATACCAATATTGCTATGGAAGAACCCTTTTTACCCCACTCTAATTATTTCCAAGCATATTCTAAGGATGGAAAAGCTTTACAATCATTTAATCAGCAAAATGGTCAAGATTATGTTTCTCAAGGTAGAACTGGAACATCTACAATTTACTTTGGGATACCAGTTGATGGCAATAGTTTTGACGAAGTGGAACTAGACCTTGTACCTACTGGCTCAGCAAAAATTGCGACATTTGATATAGCAGTTGGTCATTGATTAATAGCATATATGGAATATACACAAAAATGTCTAAGGAGCCTAACATTCTTTCAAGAAAGAATGTTAGGCTCCTTTTATTCAGACAATTTCAGCCACTCCTTGCGATTGCAATAGGACATAGTTTTTACAAAGACAAAATGATAAAGCAAACCGTAAGCTAGCCCCAACATATTTAACAAAATTCTTAAGTAAAGACTTGTTTCTAGCCCAAATATCATAGAAGCTGCCATGATAGCACCAACACAATTAAAAATCGTTTTACTTTTATAAGATGTGCATAAGCCTAAACAAAGTCCTCCTAAAATACCAAGTAGGTTCGTTGGTATATAAAATAACAAGATAGCCGATACTAGAGAACCAATAACGACCCCTATTATTCGTTCTTTTGCTCGTTCAGACAATTTAAACGTATCATACCCAGAAAATAATGACGAACTAGCAAATGTTGCCCACATAAAGCGGTCAATCTGAAGGTGCGTTCCTATAAAAAGTAATAAGCTAATGCCTAAAGCGTAATAACCAAACCAAATATTTCTTTGATTAAAAAAACCATTTTCTGTAACCATCTGTATAAAAGTAATCTCTTGATCCAATTTTTTATGTTTCACATGATAAACAAAAGCTAAAAGTAGATAAGCAAACACTAATACAAAGAAAGTTTGTTCTAATTGCTGAAACGATTGATAGTGAACCGTGCCAACTAAATATAAGTAGGAGAACGTATACAAGCCAGGATTACCCATTTTAGGGTTTTTACCAGTTAAGAAAAACAATGCCAGCAAGCAGATAAAATGAAGGCCCAATTGTAAAAATGATACAGAAATCAGTGAAATTAATGGACTAACACCTAGAATTGTTAACACGATTCCTAAACTAAGCAAGGCCTGTTTTTCCCTGTAGCCATATGAGACGAAACGGATACTCAACAGCAAACAAAATAATACAATTGAAAAAGGCGCTACAGCTTTTCCAAAGAAAAAAGTAATCGTCGACACCCATAAAATCGCAAACGAAACTAATAAGATATCCCTTATTAACAAGGCGCGCCAAAAATATCTCCGCTGTTTTTTAGTATCCGCTTGATGAATTTTTTGTTTTAAAATAAATGGATCTAACTGCAATAATTGATAAAAAGTCACCTAAAATCATCTCCTAAAAATCGACTCTTCTCAATTCATTATTCCAACTTTTCCTTCTATGAAATCAGAAGAAAAGTAGTTGTGACGAACATTTTACTACAACTTTTTTTCTGAATCAATACATGCTTTATTTCTTAATTCAATACCTCTCCCGATACGATTTGCTTACTTCATAAAAAATAAGCCTAGAAAAAATCAAAACGATTAATTCTAGACTCAAAATTAAATAACTGTTGAACAAAAGCTAGCGCTTTTTTACATAAACTTTTCCAACAGATCCATTTCTTTTTCTAATTCTTTTTCATCATACTTGTCATACTTACCAGCTTCGTGTGCAATTTTTTTAATCTCATGAATGGCTTTTTTTTCAACAATCCATTTCTTCATACTATGTTTTTTTGTATCCTCATCTAGCGAGCTCAACTCTTCTAAACTTGCATCCAATTTGTTCAAAACGTCGGCAATTTTTACTAATGCTTGCGCTTCTTTTTCTTCATAGTTTGACATAATAGACACCTCTTCTTAAGTATTTTTCTACTTTAAGTGTACGTCTCTGTCGTTTTATTTGCAACTAATAACTCAACTGCTTCTCAGTACGGAGGATAAGGGATTCGAACCCTTGCACGATGTTACTCGCCTAACGGTTTTCGAGACCGTCCCCTTCAGCCAAACTTGGGTAATCCTCCCTCTACATTCCATCTACAAATGAACATGTAATGAATCAAAAGATAAAAAGCCTAGACCCTTACACAACAAGGATTCTAGGCTCTATCTAAATAAATTATTTAGTTTCACGGTGTAATTTTTCTGCAACACCATATTTAGACAGACTAGAACTCACAAGGGTTTGCGTAATATCATTTTAATTCAAATTAGCAAAATAGACTATAACAACAAGATAAAATCTACATCAAAAAATTAAAAAAGGCAAGCGAATAGATATATAAATTATACCGAAGAAACAAAAAAAGCCCTACTTCCCGTGATTGAGAAGTAGAGCTTTTACATTTGTTCTTATTTTCAAAAATAAAAAAGTTTAAATTTCTTTGGAAAACCTGTTGACTTTATATCTCTGTAGAGATATAATAAATATGTAAGTTAGTTAGTGGCTTACAAATACTGAGGGAAGGAGCAAAAGATGTGCGGACGACATAGAAAAAAGAGAACTCGAAAAACAGAAATGACCTTAGAAATCAACTTACTGTTCTTCAAATTCTCAATCAAGTTTAGCTGGGGAGATTAACTCTCCCTTGCTTCTATGATAATTATAGCACATTCGTGATTATTATGAAAATAGGCGATAAAAAAGTATGGCGAAAAGGTAAAACAACTATTGAAATGGAACGAATTAAGTTCGACTGGAAGGCTCTTATAGGTTGGATTGGTTTCATCGCGCTAATTTGTTATGTAATGAAACGATAAGGAGGTTTTTTCATGATTGTTGATACTGATAAAATTGAGTGGCTGTTAGAAAACCGCTCTCAATACTTCATAAACAAAGAAACAGGAGTTGCACAATCTCGCTTATCAAAGTTAAAAAATAATTTTTCCGAGATTGGAAAATCTAGTATTGAAATTGGTGTGAGATTAACTACATTAGCACTACAAGAACAACAAATTGAAAATAAAGGGGATATTAAAATGACAAAAGAAAAAATCATCGAAATGATCGAAGCAGGAATGAATGTTTATGGAACAACTTACGAGAGCGAAAAAGAAGTTGCTGAACATTGTGGCTTGAACGTAACTGAGAAAGACGTTGAGTATTTAGAACAATATGACGGTGAAGACTTTGAATATAAAGAAAAACAATTTGTTGATGGCGATATGATTTATATCATTCATTAATTTAAATAATTGCACAAAAAATAAGCCTACCTCTCGAAAATGAGAAGTAGGCTTTTCTTATACATTAGTATCCAGCGCCCCACGTAGTATCGGGATTACCATCATTAGGGCCAATCGGAATATAAATACGTGTTCCATTTGAATCTGTTCCACCTAAGAAAACATAGCCATCTGCTACACGAACCGAATCATATTTAAATTGTGAACCTTTCGGCCACACACCATAAACTGGTGCTGATAAACTCGGCGCACCATTTCGAAGAACAATACCTTCATTTACTCCGATGGTGAATGTTTTAGCCGGCGTTGGTTTGCTGCTTTCCCATAATTCGGCAATATCACCATCGTTTGCATAACCTAGTAATTTACCGCTGTTTTCGATGCGGTATAGATTTTTACGACCATCTAATTTTTGAGTAATTGTTCCGACTTGTGTCCACAATGTATTTGCGTTGATATGCTCATTAATTGGCGCATCTGGATTTTTGTAGATTGTTGTGAAGCGAACGTGCTGACCAACTTTATATTTAGGTTTATTGGGTTTGCCAGGGTTTACAATAACTTCGCTACCATCTTCTGGAAGTCCAGTTTGTAAATCTTGTGCAAGTTGTGCTTTGCTAATTCCCCATTGCGCCAAATAACCATAAGGATCTGTATGATCACCCCACCAATTTTTAGTAATCCAATCATGGGTCACAATTCCGTAACCTGTGCCATCGTCTAAATCAAACGTTGCACCAATTTGTGTAGCTAAATCACGAATCAAATTGACATAAGCTGCATAGTCTTTCTTGAACGTTTCTTTATTATTCGTTCGAGCTAATTCGATTTGCGCATATGCTTTTGCATTCGCTGTTGCACCTGCACCCCACTGGATTTGGCCAGCTGGCGCTAATTGTTTCACTCGACCACCAGAACCGACAAAATATGAAACATAGGCGCTCGTCCAGTTACGCTTCATATAGGCCGTTTCGTTATCTAGACTGTTTGGACCAACATTGTTCCCATTACCTGACTCATGTAAGACAATTAATTCATTGGTAGCATACCCTGGAAAGTACCCACCAAAATTAATAGGGTCTTGCTCCACTTGGTATGCATTCACACCAATCGGCAACATAAAACTTAACGACATTCCGACAGCAACTAATAATTTAACAGTTTTTTTCATTTAAAAACCTCTTTCCTATTTTTTTAAACAAAAAAAGAAACGACACAAGTCGCTTCAATTTTTGTCTTTATTTCGTAATTGAATAAAATAATCCTTTAACTTTTCTGGTAAAGGAATGAACTCCAATACATTCTCGCAAAATGAAATGCCTTCATTTGCGATATAAAAAATAATCACCATTTCTCTAATAGGAATATTATTCCCTACAATACTTTCAACTTTCACAGAAACTGCCACTACAAATAAAATCATTACTTTTTTGGCGATTCCCAACATACCTATTTTGCTTGATAGTGATTTAGTAGCGATTGCTTTAAGCCAACCTGTTACAAAATCAACAATCATCAAAAATAACAAAACATCTAGCAATTGATCCATTCCCCCAAGAAAGCTAACGCAAATACCACCTACAATACTGGCTACAATTGACAGGTGGTTAAAATATTTTTCCACTAACTCACCTCCCACTTATGTCTACTTGAAACATATTAGATACTTTTCACTTCTTTGATAGATAATGAAGCAATCTGTGTTCTAAATAAACTTTTGTTTGGTCGACTCTCTAATTCAAATCTTAGTGAATCCCCAGCCTTGATTGTTAGAGTTTTTTCTCCCCCAATCGTTGTTGACACATTGATTGCTGTGTTTGTCGGAGTACCGTATTGAATCATGTGATCATTAGAAGCGCCCCAAAATATTTTAAAATAAGCGTAATCTGTTCCAGAAGAGTTTCCATGAAACTTCGCTGAACCGCTAACATGAATCGTTGTTGTTTTAGTAAAAGTTAATTTCTTTTTATCAGCGCTAATCGAAAATGGTAAATCTTCTGGTTTATGATATTTATCAGTAGCAACGATACTGCCGATAGGATACTGGAAACCTGTATTGACATCACTACTATCCTCTGATCTTCCAAAATAGACTTCAAATGGTTGTTCATTATCTGAAAGAAGTTTATTCCATGGTGTCCACGTTGCAGGGCTCCCTTGTCTGCTACGGGTGTATGTTTCACCTTTATACATATACGTTTGACTTACAAATGTATTATCAGCATAAACAACTAAAGCACCATAAGCTGCACCCGAATAAGGTCTATTTGCGCCAGAAGCACCGAAGACGGTGTAAATTCCTTTGTCTAAAATTTCATCCCAGTCCTGTGCCTTAATAACGGTTTTCTTAGAAACCAGTGCGCCATTTTCTAAAGCATCCGTTATTTCGCTAAAGTTTTCGTTCAGCATGACTTGATAGTCTGCATCACCTTTTTTAAATGTATACATTCTTTTCCTCCTTAATACCTAATTTCTATAACTTTGTATGCTTCAATAAAACGAATAGTTCTATTATCTATTTTGGTTACTGTTGGATTTACCAGTTTAAAGTTCATTGGTACTTTAACTTTAAAGCTGAATAAATCAAGATATTCTACACTGTGAGGAATCTTTTTCACATTGCTACCACCTAGACCTGTTGGCTCATTAGCTAGCCCTGATAGGCCAATACCGTATTCCCAATACAAAACTTGTACACTAGGATAGCCGCGTAAATCATGCACTATAGTCGGCAGTTCTTCAGTAGCCTTCATTTCATTGATTTGATTCTGTAAATTTGATGCTTGATTAGCATCTAGCTCATTTTTTAAAGCCGCAAACCATTCATGAATCAAAACATCAAAAGCATTTACTTTTCCATTTCCTGTACGGATTATCTCTTCAATATTAGAATCCATATCGGTTTGTGCTTTTGCAACATAGTTTTTAAAATCATTTAGGATTTTTTCATAACTTGTCTTGTTGGTTTCTACAATTTTTTTTAGCATTGCTTCATATTGTGCTTCTAATCCTGATACAGAAACATTGGCAAAAGGTGTTGAATAACCACAAACTTTTGCATCTGATCTCTTATCTGTGATTAAATCTGCAGTAATCGCCGAACTGTTCCTTGGTACTTTGACCGTTGCTAGTTGGATTTCATAAACTTCTGTTGAGCGCTCTACAGAGACATTGCCTTTTTTGACTGCTACATAAGCTTGTCTAGCGTTCAAGTCATGACGAACAACAATTGAATCTGTTCGATCTTGTGTTGAAGAAGCAACGTCAATAGGTAATGCAAAAGCAGACGTATTTATATATTGATAACCTTTTAAGCTTGCTGAACCTGCTTTTACAACAATTCTCATTCCAACAGAATCAGCTGCAGTCACTCTTAATGCTTCACCTACTGACATCATGACGCCATTGCGAAAGATATTTTCAAAGTATTTTGCCCAGTCTGCCGATGTATAAGCACGATCGTATGTGCCATCATCTTGCAAAACGGCATCATAAAATAAACTTAATTCCGCCAAAAATAACCACCTACTTTCCTTTTCTCTTGATTACATCAATAATTGTTTTACTTTGGTTACCGAATTCACCGTCAATATGGTATCCCTTCTCATCCCAGGTTTGCGTTACAGAATTTAGAACCACTGTATCTGAATAGCCAAAAGAAGAAATACGTTTTACTCGATCCCCCAATTTATAATCTCGACCATAAACAAAAAGACTATCATTCAAATTGATAGTCCCATTCAATGCCAAAACTCTTGGTTGTTCAGTTAATTTTTCTTTTCCTCTTGATTGCAATGTGGCAATATATTGTGCATCTGGCATTTTTACATCATCAACAGTCTGTTGTAAGTCACGAGCATCGACATATATTTCTTTTCGTTCGAGGCCACTCAAATTGTTATTTACTTGAGTATGCTTCCGAGCTTTTCCTTCGCCTTCTCCATAAATAAGGGCTGTAGTCGCTTCATCATAGTTGTTCTTTTCTAATGATTCATTAGTGACATTTTCAAACTCTGCACTAAATTGAACTACACTAGAAACATCTTCACTTTTTCTAAAACGAATATTTGTTCCAACTTGGCCGTTTGATGTTGAGCCAATACGCCCATTCGAGATAGGAATTTCGTCAAAACCAAAATTGTAACTTTCACACAGCCCCTCTATTTCTTCTTCAACATTCCCATAACTGTTTTGATAACTAATGTTTGAATTAGTAATTGCTGGCGGTTGTTCAACAGATAAGTAATTTATTTTTCTTTTAGCATCTGACGGAGAGACCACTTCGTTCCGTAAGTGATCGTAGCAAATCAGCTCTGGTCTTTTTGTTTGATTGTAAATTCTATAAACAATTCTCTTACCAGCTTTTGCAAAAAGAGACTTCCCAGAAATTGTAATTAATCCACTGCTCAAATCATCGCAGATAATAGAATCAATGTAGTAAAAGCAATTATTAATTAATAGCACTGTATCTTCGTCCATTAATTCTTTTGGCATGTACTTTAAAAGAACAACCGTTTCAAAAGTATTGGCTGACTTGAAATTTTCTTTGACACTCATTGATTTCCATATGTCCAGAACTGCCGTTGACTCATAATCAAAGCCAGACTTTCTTCGAAACACCTCTACAAAAGGTAATGGCATAAAATCCATAGCTACACCCCGCTAACCAATGGTGTAAATTGCATTTCACATGTAATTCCATTTTGAGAATTGTTGGCCGCTTTTAGTTGTAAATAGTTATCTCCTTTAGATAATCGAAAGAAACTACTGCCCTCCATACGTTCTGGAACAGCATTAGTTTCTACACCATTAACAATTTTTTTCGCATACAAATTTCCACGTACCGTTGAAAGTTCGAATCTTGTTCCAGGTTCAAAGGTTCCTTTAAATCCAAAGAAGGTTTGTTTTGTCACATCGTAAATCTGCGGATCAGTTACGGTTGTTACACATTTCATATGAAAAACTGCTCCAACCTGTACATCGCCATTGTTTACAATCTTTTCGATATTTCCTGATTCAAAGCGCCCAAATGTATGCTTCTCGCCTTGAACAAAAACCATTGGAAAAATAAGCGTTGGCTTTAATGTTGCCAAAGGAACCAGTGAGTTATAAAACGATACATCTCGGAAATAAGAATCGAATGCTTCAAACTGTAAAGAGAATAAGTTCCATTCATCAACCTTATAAGGATTATCCTCGTATAATTTGAAACTAGGCGCTTGGATTGGTAATACGTCGGTTTCATACTCCTTGTCATAGACTTTAAGAGTTAGTTTCCCTGTTTGTTTTAGATCGATTTTTTGAATCATATCTCGGCGCAACTGATAAATTTCTTCTTCTGTTTTTCCAATTAAAGTGCCTTCAAGCAAAGGTTTCCGAGTGCTTAAGCGGATTCCAACAACTTTTGCGCCATCTTCTCCAAATACTTCTTCTGCTAGCACGACATTTTCTGGTGCTTCTAAACCTTCAACATTTTGCAAAAAATAAGGAGCCTCCTCATTAAAAACGAGTTGCTCCCCATTTTGATTCGTATAAACTAATTCTAGTTTCACTATTTAAACCCCCTAGCCAAGTCACGTAGTTGGCGTTTTGTTTCAATTGCTGTTTCTCTCGGTGTTTTCGTGTCAGCACCTGTGATATATTGTGTTACTTCCATGTTTTTTATATTTCCGTCTTTCAAGTAAGAAACCATTTCACGCATTAGAGAAGCAAGTTCGCTAAAATCATTTGATTCATGTGAATCTTGAACAGCAATTAGATTTTTAACAACTGAAGAGTTTCTCGGAACTCCCACGCCGTTTTCATAATGAGGAATTAGTTTCTTTGTTTCTGAAGCTTTGATTACTTTTGATCCTTTTGGTAAATCTGGTAAGAATACATTTCTACCTTCTGGTATGAAAGGCACACCACCTTTAGGAATTACCAATTCTTTATAAGTGCGTCCTTTTTGGTCATTGACGATTGCCGGACCACCAATATGATTATTGGTTCCTGTTTCGAGTCCTAAAATTTTTGCTACGCCAGCGCCTAAATTAGCTACTACGTTTAAAGTTTTAGTAATTACCGAAGGGCCAGAATTAAAATCACTTACTGCATTTTTCGCTTGAGATGCTGGTCCACTCGCTTGATCATTAGCCCTTAATAGTTTTTCAACTGGATTGTTTGCTGCGAAAATATTTAAGCTACTATTACCACTTGAAGCCGCACCGACAACTCCACCTGCATTTCCTCGCAGGTTTTTCGTTCCTGGATTATTGGCATTGTAGGTGTTCAATGCATTGCCACCTTGTCGAGCTGCAGCTTGGGTATTAGAAGAATCTCCACTAAGTATTTTTTTTGTAGGATTATTCCTATTATAAATATCTAGTTGATCACCAGCTGCACGACTTGCATTTTGAACAATTGAAGAATCACCTAAAAGTGTTTTTAGTAGTGGTTTAATCCCGTTATATTCTTCTATGCTAATTGTTCCATCGGCTATCTTAGCTTCTAAATCTTCATTATTACCAAGCATTTTTTTTACTGGATCAGGTAATAACTTCCACGCATTAAAGCTTTCTTCTGATGCCATAACTTTTGTTAATAAGTCGGTATTATCTCCAAGCATTTTTTTCTGATCAGCTGGCAAGGCATTCCATTGTTTTAAACTAGTATCCGAAGTCATAATTTTTTGTAGCACATCAGAATTATTAGCTAAAAGTTTTTTCTCATCATCTGGTAAATTTTTCCAACGATTATACGATTGCTCTGATCCGTATATTTTTGAAAGTAAATCGTAATTATCACCAAGAATTTCTTTTATATCTACTGGGACTTGTGACCAATGAACGATTTTATCTTGGGATTGGCTCAACACATCAAGAAAAGATTGGTTTTTAGCCTTTAATTCTTTAACCTGCGGCTGATAGTCTTTCCACAATCCCAAATTAAGCATTGTTTCAGCCATTACCTCTGGCGTATTTGAATAAAGAACAGCTTTTTTCTCTTCGAAATTCAATTTACCCCAGCTGCCTTTTGCTTGCAATGCTTGTGTCATTGTTTTTGTAACGTTACTATCTAACAAAGCTTGTTGTTCGGTAAACGTCATTTTTTCCCAACGTCCATTAGCGATGGCAGCTTCTGCAATCATCAACTTAGCATTACTCTTTAAATCTGCGTTTTTAGAAGCATAAATAAGTTGATTCCAACCTTTTTCAGAGCTTGCAGCTTCATTAACTGCTTCTTGCGCATTTGTTTTGACTTCACCTGTTTTCGTATCTAAGATTAATTGATTCCAGAATTCGCCAAACTCATTTGCTTCGTCTGCAATAAGTTCTATTTTTTTTGCGTTTTCTCCGGCAGTTTTTGATACTTTTTCTGCCATATCGGTGAAGGAATCCATCATTTTTTTATTTTGACCAACTGCCGCTTGACCAGCTTCACCCATTGAACTAATTAATTGTCCATTTGCTAAAAATACTTGATCAGCTAATTCTGGATATTTGGCTAGAATAGTTGACATCTGATCTTCTGTAATCTGCGTGGCACTATCGCCACTTTCTTTTAATAAGGATAGCATTTCTTTGGCATATTCACTGTTTAAATCATAACCAGCATCTACTAATTTTGCTTTCAAATCGTCCTGCATCTTATTATATTCTATTTTGGATTGTTGCCTTTGCTTTCCTAAAGATTGCAGCCACGTTTTTGCTTGATCTTCTGATGCTTCTGCTACATTTCCTGTCATTGCAGATAAAATTTCTTTGGTTTCAGTTTCGCTTTTACCTAAAGAATTAACATAAGCCTCTGCGCTTTCTTTAGCTAATGATTTAATTCTTATCGTTTCTTCATAACTTATTTTGCGGTTATTGTTTGAAGCTTCTTGTTTAATTTGAGTTATTTTTTGATTATTTTCTTTCACTACAGCTAAATATTTTTCCTGATTGAGCACTTCTTCTTGGGTTAGCTTATCTCCAGCTTCTTTTATATCATCTGGCAACCTATTAACAATGTCTTTCAGTGTCTCAATCTTTTTCGTCATATTTTCTTCGATTGATTGACCCATCTTAGAGAAATTATTAGCAATGGTACCGGTATTCCCAGAAATGCCTTTTTCTAGCAAATCAAGCTCTCCACTAGCACCTCTGCTATAACCTTGAAACTTAGTTAAAGCATCGTCAGTGGCTTTTCCTACATCAGTTCCCCATCGTTGTGTTCGTTGGGAACTATTCCAGGCTTCTTCTCCCCAGAGTTTCCACACTGCTACACCTGCTCCAATCGCTGCAGTTGCACCTAACACCCAAGGATTCAATAAACTAAACCCTTTAGTCAATGAACCAATTTGTGTTGTGGTTCCTCCAATTTTAGCTGTTAATCCACCTAACGCCGAACCAGAAGAAGCAATGCCTTTTCCGAATCCAACAGAAACAGAACTACCTTCTGCAAAAGCTTTTGTAACATCATCAATCGCTCTTTTTTTAGACATAGCAGCCATTGTCTCAACAAAACCTTTACCTAACGAACCTACACCTTTTGTTAAAGTACCTGTTAACTTAATAGCAGGACCCATTGCAGCAGTTAATGCAATCATTTTAACAATTGTTTGCTGTGTTTTAGGATCAGCATTTGAGAAAGATTCCGCTAAATTCGTTACCGTTTTGATCATTGGCTTAGTCGCTTGCAGCGCATCTCTCAATGCTTTTACTAAAGGACCACCAAACGTGATACCTACGTCCACTGCTTCATTTTTAAGCATCTTTAATTGAGATTCAGTAGTTTCATATCGCTTGTTAGCTTCTTCTGTTAAAGCGGTGTTTTCTCCCCATGCTTTAGTTCCACGATCTACAGCGCTTTTAAATACATCACTGGCACCAGCGGCACGAAGGAGACTATCACGAAGACGAACTTCTGTTATTCCCATATCATCTAAAACAGCAATTGCAGATTGTCCGTGTTCTTTCGTTTTTCCTAGCCCTTCAATAAATTTGATAATGGCACCGGAAGCATCCTCTTTGAAAGCTTTAGAAAATTGTTCAGCAGACATTCCAGCTACCTCTGCAAAATCATTTAATTTTCCTGATGCATCGGTGGCTTCTTTATGCATTGTTTTTAATTCCTTGCTAGTTAACCCCATTGCACCAGCAGTGTTTTTTAACTCCTTACCGCCATTTCTAACAGCGCTAGAAACCTGTTCCATAGATACACCAGTTTGTTGGCTTAAACTCTCTAACCCTGCAAATGCATTGGCTCCATTTTCTACAGCCAATTGCATTTCAACCATCACTTTAGAAAATGCAGAACCGCCTGCTTCTGCTTCAATCCCTACAGAACTCAATGCAGCCGCAAATCCCATGATTTGAGCTTCACTCATTCCCACCTGATGACCAGCACCAGCAAGACGTAAACCCATTGCGGTTATTTCTGATTCAGTTGTCGCAAAGTTATTCCCTAGATCAACAATTACAGAACCTAACTTATCAAATTCTGTTTGGGGCATTCCTGTAATGTTGGCCAATCGAGCTAAAGCAGTTGCTGCTTCTTCTGCGCTCATGTTCGTTGACTCGCCTAAGTCAATCATTGTCTTGGTGAAGCCAACTACATTTTTAGTTTTGATACCTAACTGCCCTGCTGCTTCTGCAACATTTGCAATTTCCGTGTGACTTGAAGGTAATTCTTTGGCTAGTCCACGAAGACCATTTTCTAAATCTTTGTATGAGTAAACAACCTTACCTGTAGAGTCAACAACTTCATCATTGGTCTTTTTCACACCCGCAAAATCAGATTCCCATTTCACAGCGGCCGTTGTTACTGCTGCAGCTCCTGCGAGAATTGGCAAAGTCACACCCTTGGTCAAGGCTCCCCCAACTTTTTCCATTTTTTGTCCACTAGCAATCATTTTTTCACTAGCGTTATAAATGGCGCCAGTGGCACCAGTAGTTTTGACTTGCATTTCTGCCATCTGACCAGCTGTTTGAATTAATTGAGATCGATAATTTGCTAGTTTACCATTAGCATCTTGCAATTGAGTTGCTAACCTTTTAGTTGATTCTGTCGCTTTCCCATCTACAAATGACTCGTCATAAGCTTTTTTCAATGCAGCAACTTGTTTCTCCTGCGCCCCAATAATTTTAGTTAAACCATCAAAACGAGTGCCAAGCTTGCCCATTTGATTGCCCGCCATATCAGCGATTTTTGCATTAGCTTGCATTTCTTTCGCTAAATATCGAACTTCTTTTTTAGCATTTGCTGCACCACGACCGAAATCAGAACTATCCAAGCCTAGCTTTATAACCATATTTCCTAACGGCGTTCCACCACTCATTTAGTTACCTCCTTCCCTTTATGCGCCACCACGCTTTACTAATTCGCTTAATGGTCGCACCTCTTGTTTTTTCTTTTTAGTTTTCTTTTTCTTTGGTGCCTTCAATAAGATTTCATCAATATCCAAGCAATCAGTATTCATGAAATCCCGAATCGTCCACCCTAGATTAGTGATACCATTACGGACAAAATCAACTTGTAACTCATAAAGTTCATCCCAAGTTAAATTTCCTCCGTCATTGCTTTTTTTGCTTCTTCATCATCTTCTTTTGAGAATCCCAAAACACGGTACCGTATGATTTCCCAAATTTTTTCGATGTCTAGTGAATCTAATCCACTCATGATTGATTCTTTAGTCACTTCTTTTTCGTCAAACAGATCTGCGACAAACTGAATTTGCATATCCAAATAATCTTTTTGTATTGGCTCCTTATCACGTTTCTTCGCTGCTTCTTCTACTTCTTTCTCTAAACGAATGTAGTCATTACGTTTTGAGAAAGGTACAAAGTCTTGAGTAAAAGTTTTTTCTTCGCCATCAATGCGTAAAGTAAGTTCAATCTTGCGTTCCATTTTTTAACCTCCAAAAAAAGGACGACTAACTAAAGCCGTCCTTAATCAATAATTTTTATTCTGCTGCTGTTACCGTTAATGTACATTCTGCTGTAAAATTACCGTCTTCAGTTGTGCCAACAAGTTTTGTAATACCTTCCGAAACGCCTGTTACTTTTCCTTGCACTGGCGTTACCGTTCCAATCGCTGCATCTTCAGAACTGAATCTATACGCTTTGTTTGTTGCGTTTTCTGGCATGATTGTAGGTGTTAACGTTGCTGTTTCACCAACTTTTAAAGCTAATTCAGTCTTATCCAAGGTAATTCCTGTTACTGCAATAGGTAATGTTTTAAATGCTGGTACATCAACATGATCAGATTCTTTTTCTTCACCGTCAACGGTGGCAACACCTGTGACAGTAAAGTCACCTGCTAAAACATCCGTATTTGCGGCAATTCCTGTAATAGCTAAAGGTGAAACACCTTCTGCAACAGGATTAGTTTCACCTTTTTTATAAAGTCTAAATTTTTCTGGTGGAATAAACGACATTTCTTGTCCTCCTAACTTAATTCAATATTGGCCCCATCTGTGGTGGGAGTAACAGCTCCCACTGTGGGGCTTGCTACTTTCCCGGCGCTGGTGTTTCTTCACCAAATAATTCTGTTGTCAATTCTGCTAGAGCTTCTGAATTATCTGCAAAACCGACAGTAACTTTTTTACCGTTAATTTGACGAGAAACAGCAGAATAAACATATTCGCCAGGCTCTGGCGTAAAGTCGTCATCATTTAATGTTTCGCCTTTGACACCATCTAATGAGAATGTGCCTGCATACATGCCGAAGCCGAGTTTTTCACCATATAAATCTTCTGATTCGATTAATACTGCGTAGTAAGGTGGCTCTGTATCCTCGCCAATATGATAAACTTTGCTTTCCTCGCTAGCTTTTTTATGCCCTAACATTTCATGTTCAATGGCTGATGGTACATCTAAGATACCTAAGTTTGCTGCAATATCTCCGTGCCCTTTACGTGCCACGTAATATGCAATGTTTGAACCGAAAACTTTTGACGGTTCTTTGGTTAGTCCTGTAATTTCAAAGCTTGCTGCGGCCCCTTCTTTTGGCTTGCCATCAATGACATGTTTCTTACCAGCGACTGGCTTTAATTCATTGTCCAATTGTTGAATAGTGATTCTGCTAAATCCATAAGTTTGCATATATTTTTTCCTCCTAAAAAATAGACACCAACTTAGTAGTCGGTGTCGTGAATTTGTGTATTTTTTCTGTAACGTCTCGCATCCACAAAACGCTTTGTTTCGTTAAAGTACTGATCTAAGCCACCATCAAGACGGCCAAATCCAATTTGTTTCATTGTTTCTTCAACTGCTTTAGAAATTTGCTTGGTTGTCATTCTATCCATGCTTTCAACGTTAATTTGATAATTAAACCTAATTGATAAAGCTTTGTTGTTGGCAAAATAAGCGTTAGTTTGTGGACCAAGAAAGTTATCAATGACAATGAAAGGTTTGGTAGTATCCAAAGTTTCTGGTACTTCGTAAAATTTAATGCGATATTCAGTTTTACCATTGTCATTAATAAAACTAGTTTTTTCTCGAATCAGAGGATTATCAATTAATCGGTTGTAAACTTCCATCATCATGTCTTTCATTTAGCTAATTCCTCCATATTCGACTTCATCTCTCCAAATGCTTTCGCTTGAATTTCATCAGCTGCAGCCTGTAGTTTTCCCATTCCACGAGGTCGCACATAAGTACCATAGCGTGTATAGCCGAACTCATTTAAATGGACGATAGGCGCACGTTCCTTTGAAGCCCAGCCAGTCTCAACTCGTTTTGGATTACTTTTCACACCGCTACTTATAACTAAGTCGTGTGTTTTTCCTGAATCGATATAACTAGCCATATATTTTTTAACAATCTGCTTGTTTCTTTCGCCTTGTTTTTTTAAAGCTTTGTTGGAAATTCTATTTACTCGTGCTTGTCCTAGTTTATCTTCCATATTTTTGAGAATTTCTTCTAACCCTGTAACTTCGCTCATGACGTAGCCCCTAAAACGATTTTGATAAAACGGTTATCTTCAAAATCTGGTGAAACGTCTACTATTTCCCATTCTTTTCCTATTGGTAAGGCTCTATAGTCGTCAATAACAACTTTATGTTTGTTTGTTGGAATATAGTCTTGGTGTGGATCACGGATTTTAATTGTCAGCCCCTCTTTAGTTCCTTTTACGTTTAATATTTCCATATCTTTCATTGACGGATTGTAGATTTGCGCTTTACATGAATGAAGTTCTTTCTTTACTATTTCGCCAGGTTCAGGTCCTTCTCTCGGAATAAACTGAAAAAAAGAAACTGGCGTTTTTAATTCGCCAGCTCCTATTTTGGGACGTTTATAATTAGGATGTATTGCCAAATCCTTCACCTCCTGAAATATCGATGGAAGCATCCATAATACTTTGCTGAAAGTTGGGATAAAAATATTCTAAGGCTTCGTTTCTTACATAACGAGTTCTTTCAAAAACAAGTTCTTTTCCTTTTCGATATACTTTTGGATCAAAATCTCCTATAAGCGTTCGAATATCTTCAAAGGAATCATTTAATTGTTCTTTTATAGAGTCATCGTCTGACGAATGAAAGATTTGATTTCTTTCTTTGAACTCCTTTAAATATGATTCCATCTAATCCCCCCGTGCTATTTCAAATCGATAGTTGCCCCATCTGTTGTTGGGTTTATCTTATTAACAACAGGGGTGTTTACTTTGTTGCTGGTTCTCCATCGTCAATTTTAATATCATAAATTTGCGCTGCATCGTTATCAGCTGGCTCACCATTGCCCAATAAGTCGGCAGCGTATAATGTTGCACGTTTCATTGCAAATGTTTCTTTATAAACATAGACTTTTTCTGCACGTGATTGCGTAGCATCATATTCTCCACCAACAAAAGCAATCAATTTATTCTCTTTTACTTCTAAAGATTCAATGATATGGTCTTCAGAAATAAATGGTAAGTTTGAAACGAATACGCCATTTGCATTTTGCGTAGTGACACGAGCAACAATATCGTAATAGTTCAATGGATTAACAATTAAGTATACATTCCCTTTAACTTTTCTTGTTTTTTCCTCTCCCTCGTCGTCATCGCCGACTTTATCGGTATATTTAGAAGCTTTCTTCAATAACATTGCGAATTCTTTAACCATTGTCTGTGAATCTTTAAAAGTTAAGATCCCTGCTGATTCTTTATCAGCATATCCATTTGTCGGATCAATTGCCGCATTCATATCTTTTGTTAGTCCAATAGGTTGATTATGACCAGACCCATTGATAATTGCTTTTTCCCATGCTTCTGCGATTGCTTCAGATAAACATAAACGAACGTATCGGTCAACCCAGCGTGGACCTAATTCTAAAGTGTCATTTGAAATTAAGAAAAACGCTGTTAAAGCCAATTGATTAAATTCTGTTGCACCAAATTGTGCATCTAATTTCCCTTCAATATCTTTATGAAGTGGCCCCCATACCGCTACACCTTTACGACGAGAACGTGTAATTTTAGTTTTACCTACTGAAGGGGTAAAATTAATAATTTTTAACAATGGACGTTCTTCTTGTAAACCTTCAAAAACACGTTCTAAAATTGTTTCTGGCCAGACTAAATCTTCATTAAATCCACCCGCTTTTTCAACTTCGTTATAAAATTTTGTTTCTTCATTAGTTAAAGTGTGAATGCCACGAGCTTCAAGCACACGGTTATCTGTTACATTTTTCAGCTCTTCATATTCAGCTCGTACTTGCTTTCCTGCATCTTCTGCAACAGCAGTAACATATGCTTCTAAAGCAGCATTTACCTGTTCTGGTGTCGCCTCTTCATTTGTTGATACTGCATTAAATTGTTTCTTCGCTTCATCTGTTTTGTTTTTTAATGTTAATGTCATAATCATGCTCCTTTAGTTAATCTATTTATTAAAGATTTTTGTTTTGGTTTTGATTCTTGTTTTGCTTCATTCGTCACAGCTTGTTGGTTTAAAGACATAGCTTCCGCAACAGCATTTTTCACCATTTCAGCTATATTTTCCTTTGAATCAGTTGAATTTTTTTCGGTGTTTTTCTTAACTTCTGTTGCAAAACCATATTCTACAGCTTCTTCAGCTGTGAACCATTTTTCTTCCCTCATCCATGTTTCTAATTGATCTGTTGTTTGACCTGTTTTTTGTGAATAAATTGAAAGAATGGAATCATCGATAGTTTCCAAAGCATTCAAAGTCTTTTGAATGTCTTGTTTATTTCCCCATGTAAAAGTTGAAGCCTCATGAATCATAACTGAAGTCCCTACATTCATGATTGCTTCATCAGCTGCCGACAGAATGAATGTTGCTGCTGAAGCTGCTACACCGGTAACTTCTACCGTTACTTTTGAGGGGTGATCTTTTAAATAATTGTAAATTTCAACACCTTCAAATACATCTCCGCCTGGGCTATTTAATTTAATGGTAATATCGTCTGTCACTCCATCTAAAGTTTCCCTGATGCTCTTCGCATCAATAACATCATCATCGGACCAATATTTTTTTCTGATATTTCCCGAAAGAGTCAAAACTCTTTTACCTTCAACTAACTCGTTAGAAAACTGAAACGGCACGTTTTTAGTCTTTGTCATTCTCTTCCTCACCCCCTTTCACGAGTGCATAATTTTTAGTCATAATTAGCTTCTTACCTTCTCCATCTGGCAACGAATCATAATCCGTTTCTTCCCTCACTTCATCTCTTAGGAATGTTCCACTAGAGACGATTTTGTCAATTTGAGTTGCATTTTCTAGAATACTTACAGGTAAAACTTTAGTTACTTTAATTCGTTCGCCATTTTTATACTCTTGGCGTGTAAGAACTTTTGCAGTTAATTCATCTTGCAGCTTTTTCATTAAAGGAATAATACATAGTTTTCTAAAAGCTTTGATATTGGAATCAAGTTCTGATTTTTCACCATAAATAAGCGCCGTAGGTACCCCTATGGCGTTGGCTACATCATCAATTAACGATGATTTCATTTTATTTAATTCCTCAAGAGACTGATTAGAAGAACCTTGTTTGTTCGTATATTCTTCATAATCAAATCCTTTAACTTTTGGTACTATAGCAACTGCTTTAGTGCTAAAAGCGTGATAAATTTTATTTACATACTCTTGTAATCTTTCCGAACGTGTTTTGCCATCTTTTCCTTTTTCTTCATTCATTGATCCAGTGGCTTCAATTGAAACAGAACCACGAATCTGATTATTTCGCATGGAGATTTCTAGTATTCGTCCGAACAATTCCGAATAGTCATTAAATAAACCCTTAGTAAATGAATCAAGCTCTTTACTGTTGTACTTTAAATAAATAACATCTGACATGTAAAATTTTTCTGTAAACACTTGATCTTTAACGTAAACGTTGGTAAAGCAATCATCTGTGATTGTTTTTTGTTCTCTTGTATAGTCATCAGCTATTAAAAGTTGGTCATCTTTTAAAATAACCAACACTTCATTTTCATCTAACAAGCGAAAGAAGAAGGTTTGCCAAAATGTGGTAGCAGACATATCCGAGTTAGGCCGAACGTTTAATATATAGTCCCAATCTTCCATTCCCGTACTTTTGAATTTTATTTCTAATGTGGACATAGTCCTTGAAACAAAATCTATAACGGTATTTTTAGCCATTATTTTTAAATATGACCGTGTAGCTAATTCATCCCCTGCAACAAAATCTGGAAGCCAGTCGGACGGTTCTTCATTTTTTACTGATAGTTTGAAGACATCGAATAAACTCACTCATTCACCCCCTTTCTGTTGTAGTTACACGTTATTTTATTTTTCCTAAAAAATGACGACCTGATTTATTTTCTTTTTTCGTTGGTACATCCCACTTATAGCCGTTATGAGCAACAAATGTCTTTTTGAAATAAGCAATATTGTTGCCATAAGCTGATTTTGTTGTTCTAACAATGTTTAGATATTGCGGTTTATACATAATAATTACTTCCTTTCTAAGATTTAATTTGTAAGCATTACCATAGGTGATATAATAAAGTTATCAGTTGTAATAAACTGAAATAAAGCAAGGAGGATACTCACTATGGCAGACAAATTAATACCGCCTGGCACAGACAACCAAAGACCAGGTACTTATAAAGAAGTCGGTCCTAGAGGTGGCGAAGTATCAAAACCAAGAGAAGTTAAAATCGATTCTGGTGATAGATTACCCCCAACTCAAAAGCCCGGTAATAAATGGACTAAAAAGTAATTTACTAGAGCTAGGCTAGCACCTAGCTCTTTTCTAAAACTCAATTTCATCCAATATGTCAAAGGCATCTTCATAGTTGTAATTTACGATTTCATCAACACGCCATAAACAATATTCAAAAGCCTTGAATCCGTCTGTCTTACGCCTTACCTCTTCTTTCTTCTTATATGATTTATTACCATCGCCATTGGTCTTAACAAGTACATTGTTTGTATACCAACGCATGAGCGGATTATCGCCAAAAATAATGTGATTGTTAGCAAAAGCATCTTCAATTCTAGGTGCTAGCAAATTATCAGCAGCTGTTGGATTCCTGATTACTTCGATTTCGAAGCCTTCTTTCAAAAACAAAGGGCGCAAAAGATCCATACGAAAATTATCAGCTACTACTTTTGTTATGCCATATTTTTCCCGTTGTTCAACAAACCAACCAACGACTGTTTTAGGATCAATTGTGGGGCCATCTATGACCGTTAGTAATCCTTTTTCTTCCCATTCACGTATCGGCGCAAATTTTTCTTTTGTGGTTTCAGAAGCCTTACGAGAATATCCATAGTAAATGTCCACAAATTGCTTTCTAACGAACGAATGGGTCTTGAATACATAATCATCCCCATCACGAAACAAAAGTCCACAGGCGGCGAAATCACGCAGACTGGCATAGTCTAAACCGCCAATGGCTTGTTTTCCAATTAGGTTAGTTGGGAATGGTCTGTTGGTCGCTAGAATTTCTTCACGACTAGCCACCGATCTTTCTAAGTCTGTGACAGGTAAATTCATACGTTTAGTCATGAATTCTTCCCTGTTACTTGGATCGTCTTCTAAGTCCTCATATTCTTCCATGATCGTTTCATACAGTTCTTCAGCATAATTAGATAACGGTTTATGAAACATCGGGTTCGCAAGTTCCCAGTTTTCAGGATTATTCACTTGATCTTCTGAATCAAGTTTACAAATGAATGGAAAAAGAGCATTGAAACGGACTGAACCATTCAACACTCTTTTCGCTTTTTCTTTCATACTATCCAAGAACCCTTCTCGAACATATCCGTCAGTTCCAGAATAAAACTCCCTTGAATTTGGTTTTTTGCCCAAACCACTAATATGGACCTTTACATCTTTATTCGATTCGTACCGATGAATTTCATCGAATGCTACTGCGCCATCTCGCAAACCATCTTTTGTTTCTCCGTTGCTCGTTCGATACTTAAGTTTGCTGCCAGTTTTCTTGCTTGTGATAACTGATTTTCCATATTCAAAAGCTTTCTGCAACGTTTTATTTCGTTTGATTGTATTGTAAATTTCTTCAAATGACGTCTTAGCTTGCTCCTCTGAGTTTGCAACAATCGATATGTTGTAATCCATTATTCCATGTACCTCGGTTTGTAAAAAGTTTAGAACCACAGATAGCAAACCATTCTTGCCACCCCCACGTCCAAACATCCAAAGAAACTTTCTATACACCCGACGGTCATTTTTCTTGAAAAAGAAAAAGACAAACGCAATTAAAAATTTTTGGAATGGCTGCATTGGAAAAAACCATTTCTCTCCATAGGCGATACATTTATCAATCATCTCATCATCAAAATAAACATCGTCACGACTGAGTACATCACGCTCTAAATATTCAATTAAATCCTTCCGCTCCTGATTGAATTTAATCTGACCAGTTTTGAATTGATTAATATAAAAATCAACGTGTTTTTGATGTATCATGTTAAATCACTCTCATCATAATCATCATCTGGAGCGGTAATCGTTTGATCCAGTGGATCCAAATTTAAATCTTTACCAAGCGTTATTAATGCACGAGATATTTTCACTTTTTCAGCGATTGCAGGATTAGGTTTTACAAATTTTTGCGTACCATTTTCCACCTCAACTATTGCTCCGAATTTAGTTATTGAACTATTCATTTTCCGATAAAGCTTTACTAAATCAATATATCTTTCAACTTTTTCAAGTTCAATCTGATCATTTTCATCAATTTGTTTTAATAATTGTTTTTTCAAATCTGCTATCCTAATGTCCTACACCCCCCTAATAAAAAAATTATCTCTTATATTTGGACAGTTGACCCCATCCACCGGTTCCCTAGATTGGGATTTGACCCCAAAATAATTCGACTGGGGGTATGTTAGTCCCCACTTTCATTTATTATTCAGTTCTGTTTTGGGATTTGGTTTCCACGAAGTCGATCGACAATGAGATGTAATCGTACGTTACCTGTTCTCTGTCTGGTGCTGGATGAGTTTCATTGTAGTCCCCACCCATTATGATCACATGACCATCATCAACTCGTTGCTTAAATGAATTCAACTTATCAATTGTATCTTGAATCCAAGCGCTGGCATCGTGGCTGGATTCATTTAGATTTCGAATTGCTGATCCTTCTTTTATAAATGTTCTTTCATCAGTACTCATTGATTAAACACCCTTCCGTTATTAAGATCGATCGACAAGACTTTGTTTCTAGGATCATCTTTTGTCATATAAACAAATGTGATTACATTTGTTCCTGGCATATCACTGTCAGTAACATAATGTGCAGTCATAGATGCAACCCCAACCTCTTGGCCTTTGATGTAAAGTTTAGGAACTTTCCCGTTTAAATAGAAGCTTACATCTTCTTTGGTTAATGGTTTATTCGAATCCAAGATATCCTGTCGCTTTTGTTTCCAAACATTACCTTCGAAAAACTGCTTGCCATAATCCATGTAGTCTTCATCACCTTGTTCTTTGTAAGGATGAGCATGAATACCTGCTACATATCCAATAAAAGAACTCCTTAAACTTTCACTAGTAGTTTGTTTAATTTGATTAAATGCCTTCTCCCATCCCTCATGTAACTTCGAAGAAAAGTTAACAGTTACATTACCGCCTTCAACAAATTGCTTTGTGAAGTTTTCGTATACAACATCTTGGGTTCTGTACTTTGGTAATGCTGCTTTGAGACCTAGCCCATCAGCCGCCCATTTATCAACCAGGAGTTTCTTACCTCCGATCCCATCAGCATCAGAAGTCGTTACTACTGCCGTAGGATATAGTTCCTTAATTTTAATCATTAATGACTTCATACTAGGAGCAACAACAATCGTGTATCTTCCATCTTCCACATAATCTTTCAAACATTTCTTTACCACCATTCATCATCCCATTTCTTTTTTCTTTTCGATTCTCTATAGTTAAATCTGTCGTGCCGTTTGTTGTGACAATCCTTGCACAGTGTGCGTAGGTTATCAATATCTAAGGCATGCTGTGGATAATACTCCAACTCTTTAATATGATCCACTTCAAGTATTGAATCATATTGAGTTGTTAGCTTGCCTTGTTCCTTACACCATTGACACTCGTAATGGTCACGCTCTAAACACTGCTGTCTTAATCTTCTCCACTCTGATGAGCCATAGAACTTTGCTCGTGCTTGTTTGGATGATACATCAATCATTGTTGGCAATATTAGAAAGATAAGTATTAACCAAAGCACGTTGCACTTGCAGCACACCTTCAATACCTAGCGACGTAACATCAAGTTTCAATCGTTCTTTTAAGAACTGTGCATTGTGATCTGCTTCAAGTGTTTCTTTCTGAACGTAATAAAGTAATGCTGATGTCTCATCCATCTTCAGCCCATATACCGAAATGATTTCAATAAACAGTTCTGCAAGCGCATCTATATCTTTCTCTTCACGAACCTTCTTCATGATTTCTAAGAACTGTGCTTGTTGCTTTTTAATCTGTTCTTTTTTACTCATAGATGTAACAACCTCCTTATAAGATTATGTAAAAAGGACTGCATAGAAATGCAGCCCTCGTGAAAGGTAGTAGCGCCAATTTGTTTGTCCGAACATTCATTGACGATTCTTTTATTTAAGTAGCTTATGCCACTTACTGGAACAATAGGACTCGAACCTATACTAACGGTTTTGGAGACCGCTGCTCTACCGATTAAGCTATGCTCCATTAACTCTCGCAAACCTGTAGAAAAAAGAGAGAGGAAATCCACCTCACTTCTTTAGTTTTATAATTTGCAGTTTGCGAGAGAATCTAAATGAGATCACAAGTGACTAAACGAAGAAAGTAGAATTTTTTTACTTCCTTGTAATCTCAAATCAAAAAAATAAGTAGGCAATCGTTCCGTTAATGTATTTGTGTAAGTGTGTCGCATTTCTTATTTTTTTGACACTATCATAATAACCCGTTTCAAAGGTATATGAAGTGTAGATAAAGTGTATAAAAGAGGTATAAAAAGTGTAATAAATGGCTACTTAAAAGCAACCAGTTCCAGTGCCGAAGCAAATTGAACAATGATCATATTAGATTCTTGTTTTACTGATTCTTCACTAATACAGTTTCGTTGCGCTGCTAGATAGATTGGATTGCCGTTGATATAACGGTCATAGAAAATTCTTTTTCTTCGCTCGGTAACATCTGGTTTGTGCGGATGCTGAATTGCAGAATAGCCTCTAACAAAAAGCTTATGAAGGTAATCAAACTCTTCTTGTGCTTCTTCTTTCTGGATTAACATCTGCTCGGCTTCAAAAGTGTTATTAGCCGTTGATGGTGGAACCAAAGAGAATGAAGCTGTTACTTTTGGCTCCCTTGGCTGGCCAACACGACATCTAGCAGCAAGATAGGCAGACAGGAACACACTGACGTTATGTTTAGTTTGCTCCATATCTACGTCCTTTGCATCTGGTGTTTCATATTTCTTTACGTCAAAAAGTACCATCCTTTGATTCCCCCGTTTATGGTATAATATTCGTGTCGAGAATATTACCCACGGTCGGAGGAATCCGGCTTTTTTTATTGGCAGCTTTCTTTACTCATGATAAAATATTTTTATTGTGACCAATGTTTGGGGCAAAGTAACCTCACATATCACAAGCTACCACTTTTCTGGTAAAATATTCTTCTTAGTCAACCAGTGGTCGGTTGGCTTTTTTATTGTTTAATTCGACCGTTATCGGTCTGCCATACTTTAAAATTTTCCAAGAACCAGCATCTTGTGACATTGATTGGCCCATTTCATAGTGATGCTTATCAAGTTCAGCTTCTATTATTGAAAGATATGGCTCTGAATACTCAACGTACACTCCATCAACTTGCCTTCCTAAGATATAAACTTCTGGATAACTCATACACTAGAACCTCCCAAATATAGCCCTAATCCCAAAATAAACGAGCATGAAAGGAAATAAACAAGGTCACTGCTTGTTATGTCATTTCCATACACGAAATGGCTCACGGTTGCTTTTGCTACAAGTATCATTATTGCAATGCCACTAAATTTATTTATTGCTCTTTTCCAGTTGCGTTTCATCTATTCACCATCAACTTTCACAGCAAACGGCCAGTAACGCTCATCAATTGCTTTGATTTGGTTTTCTGTATATCGTTTTGCATCTTCTTTATCAGTTGAATAGAAATACTTTTTACCGAAACGCATATACCCAATTTCTGGCAACTTCACATAATACAATTGCTCTTTCTCGACTTCATAGCCGTTGACTAAACTTAATACAGTTTCATAGTCCACAGACATAAGCCAGTCTTTAACAGGGCATTCTCTCATGAGCGAGTTGATACCTAAATACTTCTGATGTGCTAAGAACGCTATTTTATCGTAATTGTTGCCGTCTTCTATAAAATACGCAACAAACTTCGGTACCACGACTTTTTTCGGTTCATCTAGTTTCTTCTCTTTAACTAGCTCTAAAGCATGTCTTATTCCGCCGTTATACCCATCCTCAAAATCCTTATTTATAGATTTACTGCTTACGTTTTCTAGTTCGTATATCAATTCATCAATCAATTTTTGGTTATTCATCGCTGTCCTCCTTCATTCAAAAACGAATCAAAGAAAATCCATTCCCATAACTATGAAAAGTGGTGAATTTTTTTGGCTCTTTGCGTATAAAGTGGTACAATCCTCTCGCTAAATCTAAATTTTCAGCAGTCATTTCTCGTTCATTGCAATCTTTTAAAAATTGTTTTTTATTAATATTCAACAGACCACATGCTTTTTTTAGAATGTTTATATTTTCAATACTGTTTTCGATTGCAATATATAAAATACCACCAGAGTCATAGTCGCACTCAACGACCTCTGCTTGATTTAAAATTTTTAAGGCTTTTGTCATTCTTTTCTTTTTCTGTCTTTGGTTCATTTCGCTTCCTCCTATTTGCTACCAAATAATTTGTCCCTTATCAACTTTAGAAACTTGATCATTCACAATTTCTAGTTCACCTTTTTTTAAAGAGACAACAAAATCCGTTAATAGTTTTTCTGCCTTTTCTCTTCCGTATTTTTTAAAAATAGTAAGAACATCCACATAAAATTCTTGCTGTATTTCCTTGTTTTTTTCAATTCTATCTTGAATATCAGAATCTAAATCACCATCAAATTCGTATTTCGATGAGCCCATCATAGATAATTTAACCATTATTTTCCTCCTGTTCAATAGACCACTGGCTAAAAGCTTGTAAGACTTGCTTCAATTCATCATCATTTAAATCACCATATGCATAAGCTACTTGCTTATACTTCATTTTTCCACCAGTAGTTGATAAAAACCCCATAATTTCGATAACTTCACGTAATCCGTTTAATTTGCATGATTCTTTCAACCAAATCAGCACAATCTGCTGATTTGGATTGAGCTGTGGCTGTAACTCCTCTGCCAATTCGTGAATATGGCTTAAATGAACAAATCGATCGGTGTCGTTCTTTTTCTTATTCATTAAGTCCTTTGATAGAGCACTGATTTTTTGTAGTTTGGTTAATTCACTCATTCTGTTCCCTCCAATAATTCTGGGTTATCCCATACATTTCCGATGACTAATAGTTCAAAAAGTGGGTATGTCTTATTTGGATCTCCTGAAAATGACCCTAAAAAAGAGTCATAGTAATCTACACCATCACTTTTAAACACGAATGAACAGTCTTCCCAAATAACATCAGTAATGTATTCTGAAATACCTTCATTTGTTACTTCTATTATTTTCAAAATATCACCCTCAAAAATTTCAACGCCGTTCTTGTCTTTCAAGCCTGTTGATTGCATGAGGATCACATCTCTAAATTTAGCCGACGGATCATTAAGTGGATTTTCATATATATTTTTTTTGAATAGATCTACATATTCATCTTCAATGTGTAAAGTTGATACCTTCCACATCTCTTTACTACGTTTATCCCACGCTCTAAACTTTGGAATCATCTTCTTCACTCACTTTCTACGAGATTATTCTTCGATTTCTTCTTCATCATCTTCAACTGTCTTTTCAGGGAAAATGATGTTCTCTTTATTTTTGCTCCAAGAATCTGCAAACGGTGCAAAATGTTGGCGTGCGATTTCTACTTGATTGATTAGATTATCAACTGAAACTTCATGATCAGCCGCAATTTCTTCTAGCGCTTCCCCTTCATCGATTCGATGCAATACGCCACGAACGTTGATTGTTACTGATTCTGGCCATTCGATAGTCGTTGCTTTCTTGATGAATTCGTCAATGGTTTCTTTCGATACTTGCACAGCAACTTCTTCGACTTCTTGCACATCATCGCCCATTTCTAAAGAAGTTTGTTCTTCTTTTAGGACTTCAACTGTCCCGTCGTTATTTACAACATATTCGACATTCGGCTTATTGGTCTGCTTGTTTACTGGTACCTTGTATTCTACTGTTTCTGGCTCAATGGTCGTTGATACTGTTTTGCCTAAAAATTCGTTTAAACTTTCATATTTTCCTTTTAATGAAGCGTTGCTAACCACTAATAGCACTTCGATATTTCCGTTTGATTTAGATGTCACTTTTTTCACTTCTGGTCTGAAATTTACTTGTTTTGTCATTTTATTTTCCTACTTTCGTTTAATAATTAGTTGCATCTTTCCATTCGTAATCGAAATTATCGGTTATGAATGGTCTTTTTTCGTTTAAAGGCTTAGTTACACCTTGTGTGATCACTTTAAAATCTCTAGCACGAACAACAATCGCTTCAACTGGATGACCATATCTAAGGGCAAATAGACGAAAACGAAGCTTAACGGATTGGTCAATACCATACACGCCAAAAGAGTTTTTAATATCAATGACATGTCTCCAACTCCCATCTAAGTTTTTTATGATGAAATCAGGTGAGTAAGCTATCGCCGAAATTTTACCTATACCATCCGCAGTTGGTGTAAGTTCGGTTAGTTTAAAACGCGGATGAACTTCAAAAGGTAACCCACAATTTTTGACAAACTTTGTATAAAAGTTAGCTTCCTTCTGGCTATCAAATGTGTAACCATCAATCGTGACTTTGTTTCCTCGTTTATTCAGGGCTGTTGGGGATTGCATTGTTTTAACTCCCTTTCTTTGGTAGCAGTTTCCGCTCGAACTGCTTTTCCATCTTTGTTGCATTCAGGACAAGGAATAGGTGTTGCATAATTAAATCTGTCTTTTCCCCAAATAACACGCTGATCTTGACATCTAACACACTTCATTCTCATTTAGCCCCTTTCATCCAAGCTTGGTTATCTTTTGTTGCTTTTTCAATTGGTTCCTTTTTTAAATCTACTTTGGTAGATTTTGCTGTATACCTATTCGGTTTTTCTGGCATTATGATGGCTTCCTTTACTTCTGAAACAGTTCCGCCAGATACGATTGTTGCAATAGCTGCTGTCTCTTTTTGCTCAAATAGCACAGCATCTTTTAAATTAGCTACTGGCCAACCATCTTTACCAAGATAGGCTGAAATTTTTACTACATACGGCATTGAATGATTCCCCTTTCTATCGATTTGTTTTTAAGGCTTTAAAATGCGTTTTAAGCCTTTTTTCTTTCTTTACATCTATTTATATTCGCTTGATTGTAAAACTGTTCTACGCTGAATATATTCGCTAAAAATAACATTTCAGATGCCTGCTACTCGTTTGTCTGATGTCCCTTCAATTTTCATCACAAAACCTTGTGAATTACTCATGATGCGAGAAAGGATTCTCTCCCCATAAGCTTGGCTCATTTCTTTACCTGTTAAGTTCGTAGTAAAAACAGTTGCTTTATTCTGCCGAGCTTCTACAATGCGATTTAAGGTGTCGTTATTAAAGTTGGTACTGTCATTACCTTTAACGCCTAATTCGGCCCCTAAGTCGTCCAAAACAACTAAATCAGCGCTTTTTATCTCTGCCATTAAGGTTCCTGTTATTGTCTTTCTGGCTTGTTCATCTTTCATCGCAAATTTTAGCTGTTCTAAGAGTTCCGCATAGCTAATGAACAGGCAGCGTTTATCATAGTTTGATTTCTCCAACACTTCCCATGCCGTTGACATAGCTAAATGACTTTTACCAACACCGCTTTTGCCTGAAAGAATCATATGAATTGGTTTATTCAAAAGAATTTCAGTCGTGGCTCGATTGGCAATTTCAAAAGCAAGCTTAGTTTCTGTGTCTACTGTTTTGTAAGTTTTAAAACGACAATTAATTAAATTTTTGTCGGTATAAAGCGAGCTATATTTCAGGTAATTAATCGCTCTGGCTTTCAAACTATCGTTAAACATTTTCTCTGTTTCAAGGTCTTCTGCTTTTTTGCGTGCTTTATAGCCACATTCCATGCAAGTTGGCGGACATCTATCGGACCCATCTTTGTTTTTTGCACGCCAAGCATAAAGATTTCCTCCACATTCAGGACATGGATCAGGTGTGATATAAAGCAACGTTTTAATCATTTTCGAAAATCCATCTGATGCTGACTGCATTCTTTCACTTCCTAAAATCCAAGATCATCGTAATCCGAATGACCTGTATTTGATTTCTGTTGCTTGGTTGTTTTCTTTTGCTTCCTTGCCGCTTCTCGTTCATCAACAGATTTGAACCCTCTTTGTTCCCAATCTTTCAATATGGCATTGATATAGTTATAGTTTCTTGCGTTTGCATCAATAGCAATTTCAATAGCTTTAACAATTAATTGTTCAGCATCTTTTTGACTAGCTCCGATTTTTTCAAAATCAGAAATCCAATAATCAAAATCGGTCATAGTTTTAGACGACATCAATCCAAATCCGTTGTTTTCCCAAATTGAACGAATGGACGACCCTTTATTGTTGTTATTAATATTCTTTTCATTCTTATCATTCTTTTCATTCTTGTATGTGGACAACTGTTGGACACTTGTTGGACGGTTGTTGGACACTTGTTGGTCATTGACTTGATAGTCATCCCAATTATTTATTGTTATAACGCTGTATTTCGGAGTTGATGAGATGGACAACATTTGCTCGTTTTCAAATTTTTTTAACCATCTCCATAACGTACGCCCGACAATCTGTTGGTCACGCGGAACACCTTCATTGAACTCTTTCTCAATAACGGCGCGCCCTGTAACGAATTGACCGCTGGACACGGCTATTTCTTGACCATTAAAAATAAATCTACTTTCTTTATGGCTCGCCTTCATTAAACATAAAGACCAAAGTTTAAACATATTAGCGTTGGTCCAAACGAATGAATTGGTCACTTTCCGATACAATTTTATATATCCAGTATTCATTCGTTATGCACCTCCTATAAATCGTCCATACTGGTAAAATTTGTAATTTTGTTGTGTCCTCTACAATATTCACAAATCCCACAACTAACTGATTCTTCTTCGCCGTTTTTCACTCGCACAACATGCTCGATGTTTTCTTTTAATTCTTCTAATTCGTAAATCATTTTTTCTTCGCTAAGAGTGATTAGTTTTGCTTCACTAGGTGTTTGTTTCGAAACGGCTGCAATGAGAGGAAGAAAATTTTTGTCATATTGTTGCCGAAGCAGTTCGCAATAAACAGCCATTTGCAACACGTAACCGAAGCGTTCAATAAAGTTTGCTTTTCTGTTTAGACGTTCATCCCACTTTTTCTCGTGTATATCTTTGGTTGTCTTGATGTCTACAAAGTACTTTTCTTCTAAATTTAAACAATCAATTTTCCCTTTCCACATTGCACCGCCGATTTCACCTGTGACGATTACTTCTTTTTTGCCTTGATAAATATTTAAAAAGGCTTCTTCTTTTTTTAATCTTTCAATCATCTGCTCCGCAATTTGGAAATCTTTCAGTAGGCCAAACGGTTTTCTTGAAGAAAACATCTTACTTTTGTTTTCTTCTTTAAATGCTTCATGAATTTCTGGTGATTCAAAGTAAGAATGAACATAATTACCAACTAGCAATGCTTTCGGGTCACTCTCTGGTGTCCATTCACCTTTTAACTTGGCAAGAGCTGCAGCTTCACATTCAAGAAATTTTTTATATTGAGAGACAGACATATAAGCTAGGTCCGCTTCTTGTGAATAATAATTTTCATCAGAAAGGATAATTGTCTTCTTCAATCGTTGAGACATCAGCTTCACTCTCTTTCTGATTGGTTTCATAACCAGCCATCACATCTAAAGTTTCCTGAACTGGCTCTTCTAAAATTTGTTCAGCCACTTTCGTTAAATCTTCTTTTTCAATTGGTTTGGCTTGTTCAATGTCGTTTTCTTGCTCAATAACTTTTTTATTGTTGGTAAATATTTTTTCTTCGAGTACCGCTGTTTGTTCTTTTCGCTCTGGTGTCACATCTTTTCGTTCAAATTCATTTTCGAGTGTGTCTTTAGCAGCTTGCACAAATAAATCATTATCGTTACTAGTATTGATTAAATATTTAGCAGCTCGATTGATGACCGTTCTTTTTGCCATTTCTTCTGGGAAATCATTCTGAACATTTTTTGTTTTTGCTTTGCTCCATGATTTATCAATTTGTTTCTTTGTCATGACCGTTGTTACTTCTTTACCATTCGCTAATTTAATAACCACATAGGCAGCCTTGATGTCGTTGTCTAGGTTTTCGAAGGATGTTTCATGTTTAGCAACAACTAAGTCTGGTCCGTCCATAGCAATTTCAAATACATCACCTTCTCTGACTACAACAGGCGTGATTTCTGCCCCTCCTGTTACTCGATCTAATACAGCCATGGTTCCAAAATATGAGCGCATAAGCTGGACTTTATTTCCATATTTAATGAAATAGCATTGTTTCTTCGCAGGTGATAATCCTTGGATAACCATATCAAGCAAGGCGTTAGAAATAGATGTTTTAGTTTCTGGATTGTTAGCTGCCAACTGAAGAAGGTTCCCTCCTGAATTGTTAGTTAATTCAAAGAAAGCACTTTTCAAAGCATTCTGCGGGCTATAGCCTGGTGGCATTTCTAACCCTTGCTCTTGCAATCTATTTAAATTTCCGATGACTTGTTCATCTAAAGAGCGTTGTGTCATTTGTGTTAAATCGTTACTCATATTTATGTTCCTTTCTTGGTATAATATTTTTAAGTGAGCATTGTGCATACATCTAAAATTTACAACAAACTTTGCTATGGATTGATTTCTTGATTCATAGCTTCTTTTTCTATTTCTTTGTACGTCCATAATAAAGTCGCACTTAGTAATCTAAACGCATTATCCTTTCTCATGATGTCCTCATTACCAAAGACATCTAACAAAATGCTGTCGACTTTAGAATCTATCGTTCTTTGTAAATCCATTGCTTCTTTATAAGTTCTTGCATTTTTTTTAATCATATCTTTTGTACTTTCTTGAAATTCATACAAAGCAGGTAAAAACGGTTCAATCACTGCTACTATAATTTGATCTGCTTTTACATCTAAATCGTTACTCATATATTTTTGCTCCTATTCTTTGTTATACTATTCGTAAAAGTGAGGTGATTATGTTGCTGAATTATGATGTTGATAGAGTTGAAAAAATTGATACTAGTGAAACAGAGCTTGTAAATCTTTTGCTTGATCATGGTTGGAAAATATTATCAATTGTTCAAGAATCTATTGATGGTTCTTCGACGGTACAAGGTTTTGCGTCATCATTCTTTATTTTGGGTGCATCTAAAGAAACTGCTGAAAAATATCCCATTAAAAAATCTAAGGATGAACTCGAAAAACTCATTGAGAAAAAGTACGGTTTTTAGTAACCGCATTTTCAAAATAGCGGTCATCAATTACAGTGATGACCCTATTTATTTGTTCATAACTAAGACCATGTTTTTTTATTACCTTTTTTAACTCATCGTACAAGGCTGTTTCCTCAATATCTAAATCAAAACCTAAAATTTCACGTTGATCCATTAAACTCATTCTCATTATCAATTGCTTTCTATTCATATTTGTTTCTCCTCTTCTTCGTCATATTCCCATGTTGGCTCTAATACTTCTTTTTCTTCTGGCATCTCTTGTCTAGCTCCTAATGAATCAAATTCAGGCATTTTCACCACTCCCAGAATATTTTCGTTTTGTTTTCTTCAAGTTCAACGTGATCAAATCCTTCTGTTTCTAATTGAGATAAAAACGTTGATGTAAGACCTTTACTATTCACCACGCAACTTGTATTACCATTTGATGCTGCAGTTCGAATTGATTGAACAATTCTATTTTGAGCATTCGCTAACATTAATTCGTAAACATCATCACTTAAACCTCTTACTTCAATCATTGCAGTTCACCTCGTAAAAATGCAGTTAGTAATTCATCCATAGATTTTTCATTTGCAGCATCTTCGGCTCTTTCTGCTACGCATTCTGGACAATCACAAGATTCGCTTATACTTAATTGCTCTTTTAGATCACCTACAAGTTTTTGCAAGAGTATAGCTAACCCGATAACTGAACCACAAAACGCAGTACTTCCTTGGCCTGTTTCAAAATTTGTAGCACATAGAAGAAGTTCAACATTCTGTGCCTTACATTCTTTTTCAAGTTCAATAATCATTCTTTCAATTTCTTTATTCATGTGGTACACTCTCCTTGAATTTGATATTTGTAATTGACCTACTTTGATGGCCGTCGAAGTGGGTCTTTATTTTTGTTTTTTTACTTCTCGATCTTCCAACGCTAAATCGTAGTAGAGCAACCAAATGATAAAAGCTGCTATATATATGTTTTGGATTAATGGACCAATATTGCCACCTACTAAAAGCCCCAAGCCAAAAACGATTAGCAATGCCGCTATACGTCTTAAGTGATATATTTTTTTCATATTATTTCCTCCCTAAATTTCGCTTGCCCAAGATTTATCTTTTTTGTGATAGAAGCCATCTGCGACACTCTTCTTTGTCGTAGAACTTCCCTTGTTTACTTACTGATCCATGCGGAAGACCTAGCTTCTCCCATTCCCTTATTGTTGTTGTGGATACATTGAAATATTTTGCAATCTCTGTTTGATTTAAGACTCGCTTATCAACCGCGGTATCTCTTCGTGCTTTTTCAATTTCATCAACAATAATTCCGTGTACAAAATCTCTTAGAGAAGCTTCATTTTCTGGAGTTAAAATCACTTCCATTTTTTACACCTCCTATCTGATTTTGTAATAAGCAATAATATCGGTCATTTGTTTCAGATGTTTTTCTGGATTGTTTAGGATTTTTCGTAGATATTGTTCTGTAATTCCTAAAGCACTTGCTACATCAGGAATCTCCCATTGATTTTTCTCAAAGTGATTCAAGATTTTTTGACGTGTTTCTTGAATATTTGCCATGTTTTTTCTCCTTTCTCTAAATTAGTAAACAAATTAATCAACTATTTTCTAAATTCAGTTGACACAAATAGAGTTTTATTCTATAATCAAACCGTAATTAAATAAGACATTAAAAACATTGATTTATAGCTTTCTTGGCGGTTTGCGGTTATTTATCAATATTGTTTTTTTGTTGTCTTTTTAGTTGATTAACTTGTTTACGAGATAAAGTATAGAGCTTTAACTCTATTTTGTCAACACTAAATAGAGTTTTTTTCTAAACTTTTTTTTGTAAGCATTCAGAAAGGTTGTCAAATCAATGAATACTTATGAAATAATAAAAGAGTTGACAAAAAGGAAGAAAATGTCTATTCGACAATTAGAAATTACTCTAGGTTACTCAAATGGATATTTTAGCAAGTGGAAAAAAGTTTCTCCAAACTCAGAAGGCCTACAAAAAGTTGCGGACTACTTCAATGTATCTGTAGATTATCTATTGGGAAGAGAAACCAAAGAAACTCTAAAAAAAGTAGATTTATCAGAAGACGATACTGTATTTTCATTTGATGGAAAAGAAATTTCAAAGGAGACAATGCGTAAAGCAATTGCTATTGCTAAAGCTTTGGAAGAAAACGAGTAATTGGAGCGGTGTTGGTATGTATTTAAAATTAAAAGAATTGCTAAGTGATTATAATTTAAGATTGGTTTATATGGAAATGGAAGAATCTGGATTCTACTATCCTAAGCCAAGAATCGTATTTTTAAACGAAAAATTACATGAGGATAGAGCAGAAGCCTTTCATTTAGCACATGAGCTCGGCCATTTTATCGCTTCACATTACGAATATACAACGTTATATGATAGCTCTATTACTTTTCATTCAAAGTTTGAGACAGAAGCCAATAAAATAGCAATTATTATTTTATTAAATATTTTTATAGAAAATGAACTAACGGATGAATCACAATTTAAATTAGATAATTTCATGGATTTTTATTCTATCAATAATAATTTAAGAACGGAATGTTTCGATGTTTGTCATTCATACTTCAAAAAAAATTATTCTTACGCACAGTAAAAAAGCCCGTGCGACAACACGGACTTAAAACCTCATTTAGAGATTTGCTGATAAAAATATTATAACAGAAATGAGGATATTTAAGAATTGAAAAAAATATTGAGTAAAAAGATGTGGGTAGCCATTACTTTATTATTAGTACTAGTAATAACATTTTCCATCTTTATGTATTTTCATGGTCGAACAAATTCACAGGCAATTAGAGATATTCAAACTGGTGCCGATTCAGAACAAGTTACTTCTTTGATAGGTAGCCCTAAACAAAAAACCATTGATTATGATGAAATAATAAATTGGGCACCCGAATCTTTGAAAAAAAATATGGATGAATACCCACAATTAGAAATGTACACTTACAAAATTGAAAACGGAGAAGAAGCTCGATTATTTTTCTCGCAGGATCAACTAATTTATAAGCATCCACTGAAATTAAATATGAGTACTTCTGATTATTTAGACATGTATCTTAAATAAAACTATATAAAAAGTGAGTGAGAATAAAAAATGAAAAAAATATTAGTGTTACTAGGATTGTTAATATTTGCTGGATGTGCTACAAAAGAAGAAAAAGCAAAGCAAATAGATTTAGATAAACTAGAAAACATAGGCTTTACAAAAGAAAAAGCTAAAGCATTTTATGATTTTGGCAATAGTTCAAAAATCATTTTTAAAGAGATGAATAATATTAACAATAATTTCGAGCAAAGTTCTGAAGTGGTACCTGATAAAGAATACAAAAAGGTGGCTAATGCCGTGGAAGCTTCTAAGAAAGCTTATAAAAAATTAAATCCAAAGAATGCTGATGAATATTTTAAATTCTTTAGCGATGATCCAACCAACAGTCCTTTATTAATTTTAAAAAATATGGACAAAACTGGACAAAAATATACTGATGTACAAGCAGCTTTAGTGCTTAATGAGATGATTCCTTTTGCTGAAAAAGCAATTAATGCTAACAATATCTCAAATTCAAAGAAAGTTGAAGCTTTAAAATGGTATAACAACAATAATGACTATGTCGGAGCGTTTAAACGTGTATATGAATAATAATACCTTTCTGCCTAATTGGAAACTATCCCTCTCTGGTGAGTTATAGCATGTTCGATTCATGCTAGGGGCTTTAAAATTTAATAAGGAGGTGCTAGAAATTTGTCATTCCTTCTATTCGCTTGCCCAAGTGGAAAGGATAAAAAATGGCAACTTTTAAACAATATACAAAAAAAGGACAAAAATACTGGAAAGTAACTGCCTATTTAGGCGTAGATTATTTAACTGGAAAACAAATTAATGTCACTATCAGAAACTGTAATACAAAAAAAGAAGCACAGCTCAAGCTTAATCAAAAAAAATTAGATTTTGATAATGGAAATCTAGCTAACGAGCATACTCGTTTAACCACTTTTGAAGAAGTTTATTATATGTGGTTGGACGAATACAAAAAAACAGTTAGGGAATCCACATTCATAGCTACTGAACGACGTATGAAAAAACACATTTTACCCACATTCGGGAAAATGAGACTTGAGCGTTTAACAGTAAAGATCGTGCAAAAATCTGTTAATGAATGGTATAAAAAGAATGAAATGGGAAAAGTACTTTTGAGTTATGCTTCTCGTGTTTGTGACTATGCTGTTGGTTTAGAAATAATAGACTCAAACCCATTTAAGAAAATAACTAAGCCTAGTTCGCTAAAGAAAGTAGAAAAGAATACAAAAAGAAAGTTCTATACAAAAGACGAACTGGAACATTTCTTAAATACAGCTGATAGCATTGCCAATCAAGCCAAAGAAGAAAGTTTAGTTCTAAAATACTATGCTGACTTAGACTGTGCTATTTTTCGCTTACTTTCTTTTACTGGTATACGTGTTGGTGAAGCTTTAGCATTGAATTGGAATGATATTGATATTAAAGAGCAGGTAGTTAATATAAATAAAACTACTGCTATCAGTACAAATGGATTGACTATAAACGATCCTAAAACTCCCAATTCTATTCGTAAAATTTCTTTTGATAACAAGACTGCTTATATCTTAAAAAAATGGAAACTTAGACAGCGTGAGGCTTTAATGAAAAAAGGTGGGTTTAAAACACAACTTATTTTTACAAAAATTGATGGTACCATGTTCCGAAGTCAAGACATTTACCAACGTTCCAAAAGATTGGCAGAAAAAGCTAACTTACATTCTATTGGTTGTCATGGTTTTCGGCATACCCACGCAACATTATTATTCGAATCAGATAATGTTAGGTCTAAAATAATCCAAGAACGTTTAGGACATTCTTCTTTACAAATAACTATGGATACTTACACTCATGTTTCTGATGAAGTTACTAAAGAAGCAACAGATGCTTTCAGTAGCTATGTAAATTTTTAA